TTAAGCAGAGCCATAGAACGATATAAGGCAGGACTTGCCAAGGATGAATGGAGGAAGCCACAGAATGGCAGCACCTTTTTCAATAGTGGTTATATCGATTATCTGGATGCAAATTATTCAGAACCCGAGCAGATAACAGATCCAGAGGAAGGAGATAGATCAATATATCAAGATGAAGAAGACTATAGAAGATTACGGGAAGAGCTTGGATAGAATAAAAAAGGAACTGCCGGCAGAGCGTGAGGAGCTTTCACGAGAGCGAATAGAGTTGCAGGATGGGAAAATGTGTGATCTGGTAGCTTATGATGTTAAAGACTATGGATATGCAGAATATGCCGAAAACATTGAGCAGAGCAATGGAGACTTCCGCAGAGCTCGGTCTCTGATACCATTTAATTATCTAGATGCTAATATGAGCAAATTCAGATGGGATATATATGGCGTAGATGTAAAATTGCAACAAGGAATAGCAAAATCGTTTATAGAGCAGTTCAAAAAGTACCAAAAAGTCGGTAAAGGATTATATATATACTCAAAGACGAAAGGGAGCGGCAAAACATTATTAGCATGCAGCCTTGCAAATGGAGTTATGGAACATCTGGATATATGTGTAAAATTCGTATCGGTTCCGGAATTGCTTGAATTGACAAAGAAGAGCTATAAAGATTTTATGGAAAAAGAAGATATTGAAAGAATCCGCACAGCTGAATTACTGATCCTTGATGATATAGGAGCAGAAATAAAAAAAGAATGGGTGGATATAGAATTGTTCCGACTTATAGACTACCGGTATTCTAATCAGCGAGTGACAATATTCACAAGTAATATCTCTATGAACAATCTGAAGCTTAACGAGAGAATTGTAGATAGAATATTCAGTATGTGTATCAAGCTGGATTTGCCAGAGAAGTCTATCAGAACCATGCAGGCACATGATGAAAATATGGAATTTCTGAGAAACATAATGAAAAACGCCCCGGACGGTGCTGGCACACCATCACCAGGGCAATGAAACCCGATAACAAGTCAAAAGACCGGATTCATTTGCATTGTAGCAGATTCTGGCAGAAAGGAGAAGTATGAAATGTAAAGAAATAAAAATAGGCGATGTGATGGATGCACTAATAAAAATGTGCGGTGAACCTGTATATAAGGTCATTAGGGAGGATTCCCAGGGGAATCAAATAGCAGTACCAACGTTTTATTTGCCAGCAACAACAAGATAGATAGGAGGAATAAAAGATGGCGGACACATTAAAAAAACTTATTCAAGAGGAAGTAGAAAAATGCAATAATTATGAATTATTAAAAGCTATATATGCATTTGTCAGAAGATTGAATAAATAATGAAATATCAAAATTAAAGGTACAGGGGGAGTTTAGATATATCTTGCTCCCCTATTTTGGTACGTAAAATGGGACAAATTTTTTTGTGGTTATTGTAAAATAAAGCTAATAAAGAAAAGAGGTGATGGATGAATGACAAAGGCAGCCTTAGAAGCAAAAAGAGAATACGATCGGCAGTATAGAAAAAACAACCGTGAGAGATTAAATGAATACCAAAGAAAATGGCGAGAAAATAATCGTGATAAGCAAAAAAATAGTAATATCCAGTATTGGGAGAGAGTTGCCCTAAATAAGCAGAAGGAAGTGGAAATATGAGAAGATTATATGGTGTGATGGTAGATGAAGACGTAGTAAAGAAACTTCCAGGTAATGGAAGCGGCTATACAGCTGAAGAAATAGAAGCTATGGCGACACGCGTAATTCCAACATACAGAGTAAAACAAGATATGATAGATTATGCAAAGAAAATTTATAACAAACAGCATAATCGACTTGTAGAATTAAATTTTGAAAAAGGACTTGATCCTGATGGGAATGAAATAAGGGTACAGGGGCGGCTTATTTGCCGTAAGGTATTCGGGATTTCGGTAGACAAAGAAACTTTCGATCAATATCAACAAAAACGGTATCAGGTCTGCGACAAAAATTTTCCTATAAACATAGTGGAAATTTATGCTAATAGCAAAGAGATTGAGACAGAATTACCGGAAATGTCAAAAGCAGCAAAAAAAATTATAAATGAAGCCACTAAAGAAATTAATACAAAATTTGGGTATAAAAATATCAGCGAGGAAGGAAAAAATATGAAGAAAAACCATTTATCAGATTACTTGAAGGAAATGCAAAAGTTAAGAGATGAAGCTGTAATGAGAACTCAGGAAATTGATGAACATTGGAGGGAAGAGCAGGAAAAATACAGTAAGGTCACAGGAATCAATGAAGCTAAATTGAATGAATTGGAAAGAACAGAAGCACGTTCCAGATATCTGAGGGCAAAGGAAACATATGATACAGAATCAGCAAACTTGAGAAAAAAGGTGCAAAAAACGCTTGATAATTTACAGGAAGATTTTTATGCCCAGGTAGAAGAGCGGTGCAGGGCGAAATCCAGCGATTTAGATGATGGGGTAATTAAATTATTACATAGCGGCATCCAGCTATCTGAAAACGAATTATATGGACTCTTGGATGATGCAAAATACAATCCGACAATGACTCGTTTGATATCTGATCATATCATGAATAATGTGATTGGGAATAAAGATGTTTCCAAAGATTCGAAGCTGCGACCATTAAGAGAAAAAGCTTTTGTGTGTAAAAGAGCGGCAAGTGGAATAGAATACAGGCAAATGTTTGACAGTTTAAGAAGTTGGACTGAGAAAAATTATGCTACATCAGGAAGAGGATTCTCAGAGCAATACAACCAATTGCTGGAGAAGAGCATACTGACTTTTGACGCATACGAGGGCGTAGAGCATAAAAAGATAAATTTAGAAGATCGATTACCGGAAGAAAGTGAGGAATAAAATAGTATGTTAGTTTTAATTGGAATTTTTAGTTTTTTAACATTGATATGTTCCTTTTTTGGAATGTGTGCATTATTAGCAATTTATAGCAATCTGAAAGACGGAAAGGATAGATAGCGTGATAAAGGTAAACATTGATGAAAAAGAACTACAGGATGGCTCGCACATTGAGATACGAAAAAGAAAAGAAGGGATTGTCGTTGTTAAAATTCCAAAAGGTACTATGTTAAAAGATGTACTGATCCAGACTGACAGTATACATACAAATAACTGAATATAGAGTGTTGCGTTTAATGAAATGCAATAAAAGTTCAATGGAGCTGATTTCTTAGAGATAGGAGATTAGCTCTTTTATTTTTTATGAAAGACGAGGAAAACAAATATGGACAATATTTCATTAAAAACAGGAGTAAAGGAAATTGCAATAAGGAACGAGGATGATGAGGTAGTAACGATTTTAAAAATTAACACGTCAGATTCCAGCACATTTAATAAATTTAATCTCATTGCTGAACATTTACATGAACTGAGTGCTAAAAGCCAGCAGGAAATAAAAAAATGGTACGAGGATCATGGAAAACATGATCAAGATATCACAATAGAAGATGTATGTGCAATCAATAGCATACGTACAAAGTTTTTGAAAAACATTTGTGATGAATTAGATGAGCTTTTTGGAAAAGGAACCATAGAGCAGATCTATGGGAATATTATTCCAGATGAAGTTGCAATCACGGAATTTGTAGATTCTGTAACACCTATTGTAAGCAGATTTTTTAATGAGAGGATTGCTGAAAATAAGAAAAAATACAGTTCAAGCAGAAAACCAAATCAAAAAATAACTTCAAATAATTAAGGCGGTGGCTCAATGAGTGAATTTGATGGTGAGATCCGTATAAATACCAAAATTAATACAGCTGATGCAGAAAAGATGCTTATGAAGCTTGAAGAAAAAATGCAGCAAAGCGCAAAACAATGTGAAAAAATACAGGCAAAAATGAAAGAGCTGGCAAATCAGAAGATCCCGACAGAAGAATTTGCACAAGTACAGGCGCAAATTGAGAAAGATACAGCATCTTTGAACAAGCTTATTGAACGCATGGATAAATTTACGGCGTTAGGCGGTAAGACAGATAGTAAAGCGTTTAAAAGTATGCAATATGATGTAGAACAGCTCAGGAATTCAATCAAACAGGCGAAAGCTGATAAGCAGGCAATGCAGGCAGATGGCAGTGATTATATAAATCCGAAGACAACACCGCAATATCAAGAATTAAACACTCAATTACAGAATGCACAGAGTGAATTTAATAGCTTAAAAGAGGCAAGCAGACAAGCTGCCAGTGAGTTATTAAAAACAGGAAATAAGGGAAATACAAGCTTCTTAAATATTGGAAAAGCTGCAGAAGCAGCAAAAAAAGTTGTCGGTGGAGTTGCTTCTGTAGCAGGAAAAGTAAAAACGGCTATGGGAAACATGGCAAATAAGGCGGGGAAAGCTTTTTCCAAGTTAACAACGCATACGAAAAAATCTAACAGTGCGTTGAGTAGATTCGGGAATACAGTCAAACAGCTGGCCTTGTCTATGGTGGTGTTTCAGGTGATTTCCAAAACATTTAATGCGATGGTGGCAAGCATTAAAAGCGGTATTCAGAATTATGCAAAGTATTCGGATAAATTTAATGAATCTATGTCTGCTTTTAAAACGTCATTAGATAATTTAAAAAATTCTGCTGGTGCGGCCGCAATGCCAATAGTAAATGCATTGCTTCCTGGAATAACAGCCCTATGTGATGGATTAACAAGAGCGGCCAATTTTGCAAACCAATTGTTTTCTACTCTGGCAGGGAAAACTACATGGAGTAAGGCAGTAAGTCAACAGAAAGATTATGCAAAGTCACTAGATAAAACAGCCGGCGCAGCAAAAAAGACAGCTGGAGCTTTAGCTTCATTTGATGATCTAAATATATTACAGAAAACAGATAGTGAAAGCACAGGCGGTGGAACATCTACAGAACAGGTACAGTATACCGAAGAAAAGATACCAGATAGTGTCAAGAAAATCAAAGAGATGCTCGGAGAGAGTGACTGGACAGAATTAGGAAGTATGATTGCAGACAAAATCAATAAAGCAATGGAGAATATTGATTGGGAAAGCATTCAACAGGAAGCAGAACTGATTGGTACACGCATTGGAACGCTCATTAATGGTTTTGTGGCAGAATTTGATTGGAATCTTTTAGGAAAGACTGTTGCAGAGGGGATTAATACAGCACTTATATTTTTGAATACTTTTTTGACTACAGTGGATTGGACAGCAATAGGTTCGGCATTTGCTACAGGTATCAATGGATTTGTTACAAATCTTGATTGGAATTTATTAGGCACAACAATAGGAAATGGCTTTAATATGGCTATTGATAGCTTTTATGGATTTGTTAGCACACTTGACTGGAGCAAACTCGGCACAAGCCTTGGAGAAAGCATACAGAGTGCATTAACTACTATTGATTGGGAAACACTAGGAAAATCTGTTTCAGATGGATTTATTGGTCTACTTGATTTTATTACTGAAGCCATTTACGCAATAGATTGGAAACAGCTTGGAAATGATGTGGCAGCTGTTGTAAAAAATATAGACTGGGATGGTGTCTCAGATGCTCTTTTTGAGGGTATAGGTGCAGCGCTTGGCGCATTAGCAGCATTTTTACAGGGATTGCTGGAAGATGCATGGAATAGTGTTGTGGACTGGTGGTATGACGCTGCTTATGAAGACGGTGAGTTTACAATGGAAGGACTCTTGAATGGAATCACTGAGAAACTTACAGATATTGGCAACTGGATAGATGAACATATATTTCAACCATTCATGGAAGGCTTTAGAAATGTATTTGGAATACATTCACCTTCTATGGTTATGCAAGAAATGGGAGGCTACATAATTGACGGCTTAAAAGAGGGGCTTCTCGGAATATGGGAAAAGGTTGAATGGATTATTACAGAATTCAAGGAAAAATTAAAGGAAGCTTTTACAAATGCAAAGAACAATACTATTTCCATTTTTTCGTCTATGAAAACAAAAATGGTTGATATTTTTAAAGGTATGTGGAGCGGAATGAAAAATGTTATTAATACAATTATTAATGGCATTGAATTCATGGTAAATCGTGTTGTAGATGGAATAAATAATATGATAAATGCTTTGAATAGATTATCCTTTGATATTCCAGATTGGGTACCCCAGTTAGGCGGAAAGAGTTTTGGATTATCTATTCCTACAATTCCAACTGTAAGTATACCTCGCCTTGCCAATGGTGGTATTACGACAGGATCTACATTAGCCAATATTGGAGAAGCCGGAAGGGAAGCAGTGTTGCCACTTGAAAACAATACCGGATGGATGGATGATCTGGCATCAAAGCTTGCAAGTAAAATGCCGGACTACAGTGGAGCAAAGACTGTAATGCTTGCTGTGGATGGTAAGGAATTTGCAAGGATTAATTTACCATATCTGCAGGATGAAGAAATGAGGCTGGGAATTGTGGAAGGATAGGAACAAGCCTATATAGAAATAACTGCTTATAATAACTCGTATGAAATGATTTTGCACAAGGGAGAGCTTTTATGAATAATAAACAAACAGTAATAGATATGGCGATGGAATTAGATTCGACAATTGGACAATATATAGCAGATGCTATTATCGATCATGTTTCTTACGATAAGCTTGTAAAGAAAATGGCACATCAAGGGAAAGGATTTCCGATTAGCAGGACACAATTTTATAGAAAAAGAAAAAAATTGTTAAAACAAATTGACGAAGAAAAAGTGTAAATCAGACATTACCAGATGTTATTACTCTGTCAGATGGATGTATAAGGTGATAAGTGGATGAATAGTAAAATCAAACTGAAGTGGAAAATATTTGCAGATGAATACATAAAGAATGGTGGAAATGCTACACGGGCTGCAACAGCCGCTGGATATTCTTCTAAGACAGCGTATTCGCAGGGACAACGTTTGTTGAAAAATGTTGAAGTTTTAGCATATATAGAAAAGCAGACCGAGCGCATCGAGAAAGAACAGCACCGGGATATAATGTCACTAGCAGAAATCCAGGAGCGGAGAAGCAGGATAGCGAGGGGTGAAGTCATTGACGGACTGGGATTCTCCCCGGACTTCTCTGACCAGCTTAAGGCAATGGATAGTTTGGAAAAAGTTTTGATGATTGCGGAAAGACAGAAAGTAGAGAATGAAGAGAAAGAAAATCGAGAGAAAGCGGC